ATCGACACCACCACCACAACCCTTGGTCTGACCTGCACATGTATTAATGATATGATGTTTTTGATCTTTACCTGATCCTGATGTATAGAAGCTATGACCAGCAATACCCTTGGCAGACATCGCAATAAAGCTACGTCCCTTTTCATCGAATTCATGATGAACGGTATCTGTTTTCTCTCCTTCGTCTAGAGTATCTGTTCCCTTGCTAATATGACCAGCATCCCTTAAACGACCCAAGGATTCACGTTCAGCTTTCAATTGTTCATGTTCCGGCTTGGCAAAATGTTCGTCTAAAGCTTGTTTGTGGATTTCAAGCATCTTACCATCGGGTAGAGGTTCACGATGTTCTGATCCATAAACTCGGGCACGCATCTCATTGATTTCGTTCATTCCAGGCACTTTTTTGGCACCCTCTAAAATATGACGAGGAACAACCAGACCTGCAGGACCGGATTTACCATCATTTCTAACAATAACTCGTTTTGAATTTTCTGGATGATTCTCTATACTTTCTCTGAGAGAACTACGAAAGGGTTTGGAACTAGAAAAAGGAAGATAGTCGTTCGTACCAAAAATGAATTCCTGAACTTGTTCCTCACGAGTAGGATTGTTAGGATCATGCATCTGTGGTTCGAAATGAGTCTTAAAGTACCCATCCTCATCTGTGTTAATGAATTCTTTAAATGTCTTCATCTTTTAAGTACCTTATCCTTGCATATTTGACTTCTGCTATTGCTTGATCTAGATCGATATCAAACCATTCTCCATGTGTTTGTCTATGTTTGATAACACAATGGATGGTTTGTTCTAATAATCTAACTTGACTCTCTGGTATCTCTTCTTTATAATGTATTCGTAACTTGTGAGGATGACCAGTCTGTAAATTCTTGAGTCGTCTATCTGGATTGTTTGTTATACCAATCTTATATGGTTTCTGTTCACCACCAATTACATAGATATAACTCATTAATTTTTTTCTTCCTTAATCTTTTTGAGTAGATCAGATGTAGTGCCTACAAATACTGCACGATCAATATTTATACTATCAGATGGTGGTTTACTCTTATCTTCTTTCAATTCTTTTGTTTTTTTCTGAAGGTCATACAGATCCTTAGTGGTTTCTGATATAGTCTTCATCATTGTAGCAAAGACTTCATATGCTCTTGGGGATTCACTCTGTCTGGCTAGTTCTTTCATGTCCTCCATAGCCAGATTGCCTTGACTGATAAGATTCCTGAAAGTGTTTCTGGCCAAGTTATAATCGGCTTCGGCATCAGTTGTACCAGCAGAAATTACTTCCGGAACCTTGGCTTCTGTTTTAGGTTCAGGTGGTAGTATTTCCTGTTTGGTAGGAGAGTATTCAATTCCTAATGTGTTGGATAGTGCATCGTCTGTTTTCATGTATTAGAACTCAATGTTTCAGGCCATTCTGTAATTGTGGTAGTAAACCCAAAATCATCTCCTGGTTCTGCATCAATAGGATTAGGTTCAACTATAACTTGTGCTAGTTTAATTGGTGTAGTATCGAAACTTGCAATGTTATATATAGCATTTGTTGATGCAGCATGAATAGTATTATTGACTTTGAAATTACCTTGAACACCAGAAATGATTAGTTTTCCTGTATTGGCATTCCACTTAATAACTGTTCCATATGCTGATGCCGTTTGATAGTTGTCACCTTGATATATTGTGTCTTGAATCTTGAATATACCATTACCAGTACCGGTATTAATCTTGACTGTATATCCAAGAGTAAGAGATGGATCATTGAAGATATTGGCAATTGCTTTTCTGATGATCTTTGGTTTTGTGTATGGACCAAAGAAGTATCCTTTGAGAGTATAGTTAAATGTCCAATACACATAACGAACAGTGTCATAATTGACTTCATATTGTATATTTTGAACAACACTATTTTGGATAATAGGTATATCTTTGAGGAATCCAAGTTCTGGTATTGGATTGAGTGTGACAGTATAGTCTGGATTGAAATATGGTAGAATCTGTTCTGCTATCTGTGCTGCATCATCAATGTTTCTAGCATATAAATTAAGTTGAAAATTGATATCATAAGGAACACCCATATATGCTGATGTAGTTCTAGATGCTGAATCTCCTTTTGCTATTCTAAGGAGAGAATTTTGTTTTCTTGTTGCATCATATGTAATACCAGTTATTTCAAATGATAATCTAGGTAGAACTGTTTGTGTATCACGAAGTAAGTCTGGATCTGATTCCCATCTTGTTACATATTTCTCTTTAGGTGCATATATGATAGGTACACGAATTCTCTGGAACTCTGAATTGTCTGATTTGTTGTATCTGATAAGTGTTATATCATTGAACATAGATCCAAAGATTGTAACGTATTTTCTAAGAAGTTTATAGTAAAATGGTGATGCATTTAACATTATGGATTCCCAAATGGATTAGTTTGTAATACCATAATAGTATTAGCCTCATCTTGAAGTTGCTTATTATCAAATAGATCATAGTAAACATTATCACCAAGAGTATCTGCAGTTGTTACCGAGAATGATAGATTTGTATCAACACTTCTCACATTACTTGTAGTATTGAACTCTCCTTTCACATGATACAAACTTAGTTTTTTATTATTAGGATCCCAATCAGAAACTTTAGCAGATGCACTGGAACTCTTTAAATTTGCACCTTGATATACCATTTCACCGATATTGAAATTGCCAGTGCCTCTTACATCAAGTACAATTGTATATGTTGCATTTGGATCCACTTGATCGATCTGTTCCACTCCTGTATTAAGTTGTTCACTAGAATACCTAAAGACTTCACAACGTAATTCATAGATATATGGATACCTATATCCTCTTGTAAAGAATAGTAGTTCTTCTTCAACGAATTTTATTTCAAAAAGCTGTTGCATTACAGGAACATAGATAAGATCACCTTCACGTGGTCTTGGTGTTATGACTGTAGGCATATACTTATTGAATGTTCTTTTTGCTACTACTAGATTGGTACCTTGTCTTAGTTCTAGTCCAAATTTAGTAAATAACTCACCATCACCTTCCCAACCCTGTACGTTAGCAAGATACATTTCCATCATATATGCACGATCAAACTTAGACTGGACATTTTCACCAAAGATATTATCGTTCTCATTCCAGTTCTCACGAGGCATATAATACACATCGTGACCATTCATACGGATAGACTCTATAAGAATATCCTCATAAAGTCTTACTTCATTTCCTTTAGTAGCAGCGTAATTATTGAAATAATGATTTGTTGCCATAAATTATCCTATGTAAAATTCGGGGGGGGCTTCATGAGCACTACGAATCAATTGTTCTGTATCGGCAATTTCCTGAATAGCTTCATTATAAATCTGTTGACCGTTCATCATAATACCACCAGGAAGCTGCATGCCTTGGAACTTCTTCATATTAGTTCCCCATTGCTTTTTGACATACGATGTGGCTAGTTTCTTGAGTAATCTGTCATTATAAACTTTAGTGTAACTATCTGGATCCATAATCATATATCCTTCCATGATAATGTATTCTAGGACATCAATCTTAGTATTCCAATCCCAATCGATATAGAGTTTATTTGAATGTCTATTGAATCTGATTGGGGTTTCACCAGAGAACAGTAAATCCAAAGTACGAATATGCTGTTGTGTCATAGCATAGTTTACATAAGAAGTAGATGTGAAATCGTACAATTCATGAAGACGTAATTGGTATCTAAGATCGAACATATTGACAGAGGCATTGGTAGACCCGAGAGGAAAGATTCGAGTGATACCAATGATCTTGTCTGAGTCTTGAAGCTGTATGTATTTGTTCTGTTTGTCGGTATTTGTGATCTGGTGACTATAGTACCATCTTTCCACACCATCAAAATGAAAGTCCTGATAGTATTGTAGAGCCGAATCTATGGCATCGTCTAACTGGTCATCATCAACATTTACTTCAAGGACAGGATGACCAAGTTGACGAAGACACCATTCTTTTAGTGTATCTCTACTGTTGGGGATAGACATTCATTACTCCAAATAGCATTCTATGGAGTATTTATAAGATTTCTTTACCGATTACTCTATGGTCATCTGTAACAAACAACCAGTCATCCATGTTTCTTGTGTACGAGTTTCTTATTTTTTTGGTATTTACATAGGTCTTTATTGGATCGCCAAGTTGAGACAGTATAAATTTTCTCATTGGTCTTTTATCATACTTATCATCATCACATGAGATATAGTAGTTCTGATAATCCAAAGTATCAAAGAATATATGAATTTTTTTCTTGTTCATGTTTCTCATAGTATAGTACATATATGTATTAGCATTCCAGTTAAAATTAAAAGAATAATACGAGTAAAATTCTGAAATGGTGCTTATTTTTCTAGGGAAAGCATCAATGAATGGTTGATAAAAATCGATACGATCTTTAGACAAGTACATATCATATGGGTTAGAATATTCATTTTCCTTTATATGCGGAAATACTCTATTCATAATGGCATTTCCATGGTTGCCTGTTAATAAAATTTCATCATCTGGAATATCATTACAAACTTTATCTATAGGTGGTTGAACAAGTTTGTATCTTTTGAACCTCTTGTAAATGATATCTTCAAAAATCGTACCAGACTCATATAAAGAGTCATGTGTCAAAATTACAACAATCTGATTTGGATCTATGTCAAGATTGTAAAATGCTGATAGAATAGTCATAGAATCCAAACCGCCAGACCAAAGTACATTGATTACTTTATTGGTAGCAGCTAGTTCTTTGGCTCGTTTCAAAGTAACACTAGAAAAAGTTTCTTTATAGTTGTGGATGTACTTTGGAACATACGAGTCGATACCTATATTCAGGAACGATTTCATACTGCCCGTTCTATCGATTATTCCATGATTCCAATCGTTATATTTTTGATACTTTTTGGCTAGATCAAAATCGACAATATATTCTCCAAGACTTTCTAAGTTGTTATGAACCAGTAACCTATTATAGGATTTGATTATTGGCTTGGTCTGAATAGAATCCATTGTTCATTCTCATATTTCAAATAGTAATCGTTGTCCAGACAGTTAGTTAATACCGAATCTTGAGGACCTTCAAAGTTCACAATAGGTTCTGCAATCATAATAATAGATCCATCATTACCTATCTCATCATTTTTAGATGAATCGTACCAATGAATGTTTCTTATCTTTTGTAGTTTATCTTGGGAATTGCATATTCGTTCTATCTCAAACAAATATCCTTCAAATATACTCATTCGGGACGCCTCGTATCTCCCTCGATGCTTTCTAATTTCTGTCCTGTCAAAACGAATACTGCCCAATATAGATTAGACATGTGTTTAACGTATGCAGTTTTACATTGATCCGACCAATTATCACTATGTGGTATTCCTTTACATAGTTGTATTACAGGACAGTGATGACACTCTTCTTTGAAATGACTATAGTTTGGCAGAGATTCTACTGATCTTTTACTCTTTAATGATGAAATAAAATTGTAAACTTCTTCGTTCAGTTCAATATCCGTTCTTCGTTCTTTGGTTATAGGTGATCCCATATACCAATTCATTTTTGAGGTTTTGGGATCATAGAATATTGCTTGACCAGTATCCTTGTCATTTCTGACGATGATCTTATACATACAACTCACTCAGATATGGATTTTTGTCCAAGACTGTCTGACTGTATTCTGGTCGGCGGATATCACCTTCAATATGAACCAGAACCTTACCCGTCAATTTGAATAGTGCTGCTTTAAAAATTCCCATGTTATAATAGTAATCGTTCCAGCAAGATTGAGTGAAATAATCTCCCTCAAGATACATACAAGATCCCATACACAAATGAACAACAGGACAGTGCATACATTCTTCACGATAACTTAGATGTAATGCTGTGTCTAATTTGATATTTTCATAATCATAGACAGAGCCGATCTTATGTTTACCTTTAGATCCTGTGTTTTGGCATGTCATGACATTGCCTTGTAGATCAACAGCAATCATGTCTTCTCTATCCATACCACATCTTTGATTCAATGTTGAGATAGGTAGATGATGTTCTAGTGAATGAATAAACGAATCCATTTTCATGCGTAAGGACAGATATCTTGATCCCTTAGCAACCATTTCATAGAAAATATTATCAACCAATTCCTGATACTGTTTCTTAGTAAAACTGCCCATATTCTTAAGATTGTAATCATCATAGATTGTAATGATGCCTTCAAGGTTTAGATTAGGATTGGGGAATCTTTCATGAAACCAATCATAGATGGCATTGAGATCATAGTTTTTGGAATGGATAACAGAATTGAACGATACCTTACCACGACGTAATGTAAATAGTTTTTTTAATGTATTGAGCAACTTTTCATCACGGAATGGATCTGGGCCACGATATTTCTGCTGTGGACCATCATGAGATATGCCCAGAAGAATATCATACTCATCAATAAACTGGATCTTCTCATCGTCCAGTATAGATCCGTTGGTAATGATCAGGAATTCTGCTTTGGGATACCGTTTACGAAGATCTGGAATAAGGATCTTAAGTTTGCTCCAATAGACAAAAGGTTCTCCACCCCAAAACTCTATTCTCTTGGGAGCGATGTCAAGCCACTGCAATAGGTTCTCTAAAAAATTTGAGGTGTCTGCATTGCTTGTTACATTTGCATCGGGTAGCTCTGACGTTTGAAGACAGTAAGAGCATGAGTAGTTACACTTGAGACCTAATTGGATCTTGAGTGTATGAATCTTAGCCTTTTTACCGGGAGATGTAGGAGATACAGGAACAGCATCAGAGTGGTTATGTGTTTCTTTTTTCTCTATCAGTGAATTACCAGAGTTATCAGTGATGGTATTTTTGTATATGTCATAGAAATATTCAGAATACTTTCCAGAACTATCCTGGAGGGTCATTTTATAAATCATTCACAACTCCTGATTAAATCTTTAAAATTCCTGTTACGTTGGTGTATTTACCTATTCCAACCTGTATTTCAGCTTGTTCATCATCACCCACTCCAATAGGAATATACTTGAATGATGCCTTACCCTGTTTTACTTTGAGTTTCCTGTGTGAGACGTATCCACATGAGGTTTTAACATAGGCATCAAAGTCACATTCAACAAAGTTTCCGTCCATGTCATTATAGGTGAATTCGATAGTATATACAGGCAAACGGTTGAAAGATTTGGTACCATTGTCTGTGATTTCGAGTTTACATTTTGGATATCCTAATCCTTGTCGAGGAGATTCTGTCAAAATTTGGTCAGGCACATAGTCGATTACATTATTTTGATCATCAACCGTAGTGACTTTAAGTGGAACATGGATATCAGATGATCCAATAATTGTTAGTAGAGCATTCTTGAAATTTTTGGTATGTGGAAAGAAAATGAACGCAACATCAAGATTATAAAAAATAATATTTTCTAGTTCATGTTGCATCAATCGGGATTCTGCAGTAATTCCAAAAATATCAAATGCTGGAAACCCATAAGGATATGAGTGCTTACCACCAAAAGAATCTTGAATGACTCTTTGATCAATAGCTGTTTGTTTTAATGGGAACGCAATTTTACAATAAGGTCTAAAGTCAGTTCTTTTCTTAACCTCTTCTAATGTGTATTCCCTTTCATTCAATACAATACGTTCTTCCTCTACATGAAGAATTACTGCATTTTTTTTTAAAGTTCCAGTGTTATACAGAAAGTACATTATGTTGTGTTCCTAATTTATATGGTGTCCATTGTGAAATTTCGCCACGTAACATCTTAAGTCGTCTATCGATATCATCATGAATTGGTTTATCAAAATCTTTACCTGCCCATCCACCCGTTACCCATCCACCACGAATGATCATAGAGGACGTAGTTATGAGAGTATATAGACGAGTAGATTCAGGTAGTGTCCATGGTTCAATCTTATGAATTGTTACTTCACCATTACCTACAACAACCTTATCGCCAACGATCATCTGTCTGGTTTTGATAGTAGATCCTAAGTGATGCCATGTTGAGGATTCATTAGTAGATCCTTGGCTAACTAATCTCCAAGGACTTTGTGCACGTTTATCTTCTGTTTTGTCTGCAACGATCCACATCTTGTGTTGATCTGACCAGAAGCCGTGTTCTCCTGTTGTAATAAGATCGTTATTGAGTCGAAATAGCTTGTTGCCACGAACCCTTGCCTGACGAATACCGAGGACAGGTGCAGTTCCATTGAAGTAGCAGGAAATCCATTCACCAGGACGAACATCTTCAAGTAGTTTCCATGTCTTATCTGCCATCAATACGTATTCAGAACCAAGAAAACAACCAGATGTCCCCCCGGTCGCACAGCAACATACACAAGCACAATTTGTATTGAAGTAAAGTTGTAGTGTTCCATTAGCTTGTGTGTATACAGCATCATAAGCAGGAGCAGCACCGGCGCTGCCATCACCCACAAGATTAGATACAATATTCGATATAACTTGTGGTGTACTATTTAAAATATTCCAACTCATCTGGCTGGAATCATTGAATACGATAGTTGATCCTATTTTGATTGCCATACTAATATCCTCTAATTATAATCATATTTATCAAACTCATCATCATCAGCCAATCCAACAGGCATGGTGTTCATTCCAATAATTATACGTTCATCATCTTGATTTGGTGCTGTCATATGAGGAATACATGCGGGGAAAACATACACGGTTCCAGGAATAAACTCTGATTTGTGAAGAAGTCTTATTTGTTTAGGAAATTTCTTGTGACCATTTGGCATAATCGAAGAGTACTTAGGATAGTTTGTATTATAGAAAATTGTACCCTTGGCCTTATCCTGGCTTGAACAGTGTAAATAATATACAGCAGCCAGGAATGTATTGCAGTGAGTATGATAGTGATGTGACTCGTTTTGTTTCTGAAAAGTAGACCACATACTAGTGATACGAATATCTGGCACATATCCTAGATCAAACATAACTTCCTTGACACACTGACTCATGAATTCAGAAAGAGGTTTGAAGTCTTCTATGGTATGCAGATCTGATCGTGAGAAGTTTATTTTATACTGATTGGAGTTATTGACTTGTCCTGATTTGATGAGAGAGACCAGTTTATTATGGTATTGATTATGATCAGGGAAAGCAAACTCATAGATACTTTCTACAAATAAAGGTATTTTTTTCATGATTATCCAATGACAAGAGTGTTCGCAGTAAACGTAAAGGTTGCTGGTGTTGGATTAGTATTAGCATGCCGTGTAGATGTTTGTGCTATTCTGTTAGGTTTATTGATCAGAATAGTATAGCTCACATTAGGAGCATTGTTAGCTACAGTCGTTGTGTTGATCTTGAATGCCATGTCTTATGTCTTTGTCAGCACTAGAATTCCCTCTCTTAGAGTATTTGCTAAGAGAGTTGTTGTGCCTGTTCCCTGTATAATAACGGTTTGAATGAGATTAGCTGGTAGATTATTAACTATAGTCCAAGACACGTTAGGTATGTCGTTTGCTACAGTTACATTTCCTATTTTGAGTGCCATTTTCTAGTTTCTCTATTCTTTCTGTTAATTCTTTGATGGATGCAATGAGTAGTGGTACAAGTCTCTCATACTGTACTGTTAGATAATCGTTTCCAATTGGTGCTTTCTTAACAACTTCAGAAACAACTCTTTGAACCTGTTGAGCAGAGAGACCAATATGTCTTTCATTATTTAGACCAAGATCAATGGCTGTCTGATTAGGTTTATAATAGAAGGTATCGAGTGTTAGAATCTTGGATGTAGCATTTTGTACGGGCTCTAGAATGTCTTTAAGTCGTTCATCCGAATAAGCAGAAGTGATATCACCAGTTGCTACAATATCTCCTACAACATGAAGTCTGGCAGCAGGAGTTGTTGTTAACCCAATACCTAAATTTGCAGTAATATAAAGTATTCCACTAAAAATTGAACCGGTAGTGTTGGCAAGTGCAGCATTAGCCTTGGCAAAAGCTGCAATTGAAATAGTATTAGCACCAGAAACAGTAGCGGAAGTGAAAGCATTAGCTCCAGTACCAGTATTAAATGCTAGAACATTAGCACCATTAGCTTTGTCATATGCAGCAGAAGCTGTTATATTGGTGGTATAAGCAAGAACATTAGCACCATTAGCTTTGTCATATGCTGGAGAGGCAATCAAACTGGTTGTATAGGCGAGTACATTAGCGCCATTAGCTTTGTCATATGCTGGAGAGGCAATCAAACTGGTTGTATAGGCAAGTACATTAGCAGCATTAGCTTTACCAAACGCATTATTGGCTACGGTATAGGCTGTATTGGCTTGTGTGTACCCTGTATTGGCTTGTGTATATGCTGTATTGGACTGATTATAGGATGAATTGGCTGTGGTGGCTGCTGAATTGCCTTTGTTATATGCGACATTAGCAGTTACCGCAGCAAAATTTGATACTGATAAAGCATTGGTAGAGTTAGAGTCTACAGAATTAAGGCTGACAATAATCTGATTGGTTCTGATTCTCCAAGTATCAAAAGTATCAGTAAGTGCTACGTTAGCTAATGTTGGCATTTGGTCCTATAATCCTTTTTGTAGTATTTATATTAGTAAATGTTACTTGGCCAACCAGAGTCCAGATCGATACTAATCAAAGTATTTAGGGAATTTGCACTATTGATGGTCCATGTCAAAGACTCTTCATTATCAAAACACTTGGAAATATAATCCATTCCAGACTGATATATGGTTATGATATCATTGGCAGTTAGTGTGACGAATTTTGATGCAGTATTGTCTGGCTCTCGTGCTTTCCAAACTGTCGTATAGCTGGGATTTGTTTTGGCGATTTCTAAAACACCCAGATAGTTGACTCGTGATGTTGAATCCGTCTGGAACATAGCATTGGCAGAAGAATAGATGATGCCTTTGTTTTCTTTGGTCCATCGAAGATTTGCCAATTGATTCAGAACAACAGGCTTGCACTGATCCAAAGGTTTTTCTGTGATTGATCCGTCTGTATTGATATAATAGAATCGTTCATCAACAGGAGGTGGATCAGCAATTTCAGAGAAACCTTGATTTAATCTTTCTTCGGGAGATGCAAGACTATACCAGTTACTTGGGAATTGTGTTCCTTCATCATTGGTAAATGGGGTGCCTGGGGTATATAGTGTTCCTTTGAGTAGTATCATTATCTTCCTCTGCTATATTTAAAGGGTGCCTCTGCAAATGCGGCAAATATATATGTTGCTGAACTTGAATTTTGTGATTGAGTTGAGTCTCTAATTTTAAATCCATTTGATAAGTAGTCTTTATAAACTGCAGAATTAACGAAATCACCAGCAGCACCATATCCAGTTAGTGTTCCTGTATCCACTATGTTATATGGATTTCTAATACTATCACTCAATATCCAATAATCACTAACACCGGAAATAGGTTTGATCATAGTCCATTTGGGTCTAAATCCGCACCATATAAACGGACCATCTGTGGAGTCATTTCCAGTATATGTTCCAAATCTACTAAATCCTGGTATTTCTGTCCAAAGATAAGCAACATATGTATCATTATTGGTATTTGTTAAAGCACTAGTTCCAACAGAGAAGACGGAAGAAGTTGGTGCTGTTGAATTCCAAACAGTAGCATCTGAAACTTGTACTGCTGCACCATTAAATAATATATAATATCCTGCAGATGTTAGATTTCTATGATATGCTGGCCAACCTTGATCTGTTCCTGCTGTTGTTCTGGCTTTGATAATCATGAAATGAGGGACTGCACCAAGTGAATGTGATATAGTTCTATTTGATCCATTGCCTGTATATGTAACAATATCGAATCCTGGTGTTACTCCTTTTTTCCAATTCCAACCGACATACGTATTAGTGTTGGTATTGTATCCAGTAGTAGCAGATCCTATAGTAAATCCATCAGCATCAAATGAAGTAACTCCAGATTCTGATACTTCGTCGCCTGTAGTTTGAATTGATAATGATTTTGATGTACCACGAACAGAATCAGTTAATTTATACACTTCTGTTGAGTTTCTATTTTTTATCAATGTACAATCTGGCTGAAATCCTACACCTGTTAGTGATCGTGTTGATCCAGTACCAGTGTAAGTAATAATGTTCATATACTGAGATGGTTTCTTGATTGTTGGAGTAGGTAAATTAGTCGCACATAATGCTTTGAAACCTGTAGGAGCTGTATAAGAAAATGAACGTTGACCGAAATTCCAATATCCTGCAGTATAACCACTAGTACCACCAGAACCACTCCAAAAATATATCTTTGTTGTAGGTAAAGAAGATATTGATCCTTGACTAACTCCATTTTTATAAAAAGTTAATGTTGCATTATCTTTATCTACAGCTATTCCTATAACATCATTTGTAGTGAATGATGCTCCATAAGTCGAAACTGTTCCGTCTATAACTTTTTGACCTGTTCCATTATAATACACCCATCCAGTATTTCGTCCACCACGATTAGCATCAGTAAGATTTGCGGTTTCTGTATTTACACCAATATATACTTCGATACCACCAGCAGAAGTAGTTTGACAAGTAAATTCTGCATACCATTTTCCAATATCAGGTAGAGCTATGGTCGAAACATTACCTAAATTGTTTATTGGCATATAATGTTGTAAGTTACCATTTACAGATTGTCCATTTGATCCGCCAACAAAAATTGGATTTAATGTAGCATAATTACCTCTGACTTCACCACCCAATCCAGTATCAGATCCATAATTTGTGGGAGTGTCCGTGAAACTATCATTGTTAACACCAGCAGTTACAGAAAAGTTATTGGGTGTCCAGTTATTACCATTACCTGAGGAATCTTTACCTAATGTTGTAGCCGTTGTTCCTGAGTTGTCGGAAAAATTTAAATAGAATCCATTAGTACCATATGTTCCAGAGAATGCCTTAGGTACCCATCGTCCATTAGCATCAGATTGTGCAAATGATGATGGTGTTAATGCTTGTCCATCAATAAAATGTATGTTGGAAAGATATCCATTATGAAATTCTGTTGCTGCTGGTGCTGTTGTTGATCTGGCACCAACATAATTTCCAGAAATATTACTAACTAAAAATGAAGATTGTCTATTTTGTGTTGGATTGGTGTCTGTTGAAAATGATGTAATTTCTGAACCATTTATATACAATCTCATTCTATCACCAGCCGTTGCATTAGATGAATCAAATACTGCAACTAAATGATACCAAGCTGAAGTATCACGAAATACCTGTGTTGTAATTAATCTTCCATTATAACCAGTTCCAGTTATATATGTATAAAAATCAATATTATCAGAAGCATTAATTTGTATTCCAGTTTGATCACCAGATCCTGCTGCTTCTTGTGATCCTGCTATGCTTTGTAATGTTGATATTGCAGACCGTTTAAACCATACTGAGAAAGTCCAAGTTCTTCCTAATCCAGTAGATGATGCTATGCCACTTTGTGTTCGACTCAAATACGCAGAATCATCAGAATTAAATCTTAGTGATCTGGAAACCTGATACGAATCATTATCTCCAGAAGAACTTAGTAATCCTGATATGACTTCATTAGGTAGGCCCATTAGTTATCCCACATTCAATATGGCTTGTGCAGTAATCGATGTCGAGTTTCTAACAATATAAACAACAGCATCAACAGAACTTGCAGCAGTAGATAGTGTAGGGGCTGTATTGCTTGGGAATTTCCAGTATGATCCCCAAGATGGTGCACGATTTCCGTTTCCGTCCTGAGTAATCCAAATAACACCAGATTGACCTGGATTCATAACTACAGGATTGATGAATGTGTTGGAACCACCAAGAGTAATGGCAAAGTTATTGTTCGATGTCATGTCCAGAACAATAGATGTATTATCTGTGACTGACGTAATTCCATTATTGGCTGAACCAAATACACTGAGTTTCAATCCAGATCCAGTAGTACCGACGTTAAGGTTGCCAGTAATATTCAAATTACCAGCAAAGGTAGCACCAGACGTATTGGGAAGAGCAGCAGAAGCCAACGTATTAGCTACATTGGCTTTATCAAAAGAAGGACTTGTTGCACTTATTAATAAATCTACATTTTTATTATTCAAAATCAGGTTGCCAGTGACAGAGATATTAGCACCAACGTTAACTTTATCAGTTCCGCCAGTGTTAATAACTATGCCACCTGTTCCTCCAGATATGATCCTGGTAAAACCGTTTGAGTCGTAATCAATACGGTTTGTACCAGTTGTCTCTAAATGAACGTTAGCAACCTTTAATATTGACATCTATTAGATTGGAACTTCTTCATAAGAGAACGAGGCAAGCATACCCGAAGCACCAGATGCAGTAGATGTATATGTGGCAATCCATGAACCTGGAGGAACAATGATAGATCCTTCCATATCGACAAAGAAGCCAGGAATCTGTGGAACCGTAGTAATGGCACCCGTTAGACCCGCACCAAACAGATGCAACAGAGAAGGTGCAGTAGTCGTAGCAGCAGAATATGTAAGACCTACTGTTGAGTTTGGTGCACCTAGGAAGTTGTTTCTGGTCTGTGTGTTGGTTGTGGTAAGACCTGAAAGAAGTGCTGTTGATTGGTTGCCTACTTGAAGACCAATCGCAGAGGCAGCAGTAAAGGCTACCAGGAATGACATGCCAACCTTATTGATTACAAAGTTGACTTGGCTGTTGTTTGGATTGAGTAGTAGAAGTCCAGTGAATGATGTAGCAAGGGCAGCAGATGTAGTTGTACCAGCAGTTAGAGATGCTGTAAACATGTTCCTGTTATATGTGGATTCATAATAACGACCATGAAGTTCTGATACTATGAGATCACTTTGCTGTCCTTGTCTCATTACTGGGTTAGCACCCGCAGCAATTGACCTTACTGCTGGCTGACCTACCTGACCTTGAATTAGCATATAATGAATTCTCCTTTAAAGTGTTGTGTTATTTTCTGGATTATTTATGTCTTCTCTGAGTCTTTGAAGATCATCAATAGTCAAACTTGATCTATGCATATTTTCTGTAAGAATGATACTATGAACCTGTAATTCCGTCAAAATGGCTTGCAGTGTTTCATTAATTGATTGAAGATTACCACCTTTTTCTATTGGTCTATTGTCATTAGGAGCTTCAGCACTATAATATACATTGAGAATATCACTAGATGCATGTCCTGTAGTATCACAAGAAAGAGTTAATACTGAACCCGAAATGGAAGATACACCAAATCCTGATGCACCTGGAATATACAATGGAGTGTTTCTCGTAACATTGATGACCGCAAATAATCTATAAACAGCAAAATCTTCATATAAACTAAAGTCTAATGTCTTAGCTGTTGGATCAAATAGTGGTTTAAAGTCTAGTAGTGTTTTCATTATCTTCCCTAAAAAGCAAGACTGTATGTTACAATTTGTGTCAAGAGAGATCCAGTTGCATTACCTGAAATACTATTGGACTTGATATCACCATTGACAACGATGTTTGTATTAGCAGATTCTACTTTGATTGATCCTGCATATGTATTACCACTATTTATGATAAGTGGTGTGGTGTTATCTATGGAACTGACAGCAGATACGACGATTGTAGACATTTATATGATTACCACTCTCGATCCTGGTTGTATTGTAAGTGTTGTGCTATCTCCAACAATAGTGACTGGACCAACGGCTATAGCATTATTACCTGCAAGAATTGTTACGTTCTGACTGAGTGTATTTGCATGGATTCTAAAGATATCTCCATAGTTGTCAGGAGACTTTACGCCATAGTTACCAGAATAGTATCCACCTGTTGCGTAACTATTTGCCTGAACCAACCAAGCACCCACAGAGACATTCCAAGAGTAAGTAATGCCATTTGAAATATATATTTGATTATTTGTTGGTGATGCTGGAAAGTTAAATGCCATAATTGTCCTTTTTACTCATTATCTATTTATCTACCTCTGCTGTATTTAAATGGCGATTCCGCAAATGCTGCAAATATGTATGTTTCTGTGTTTATCTGTGAGTCAGCATTTCGTATTTTAAATCCGTTTGATACAAAATCTAATACTCCACGACCAGTTGATTCAGAAGCATTTTGACCAGGATTTAATGCACCATCATTAAGATTATAAGTAGAACGAATAGAATCAAACATATTATATCCCGTTGATCCTGTATTCATTACCATAACAAATTTAGGTCTGAATCCACACCACACAAACGGACCATCAGCAGCAGAATTACCAACATATGATCCAAATCGACTAAATCCTACAACTTCTGTGAATAGATAAGCTACATAGGTGTCATTGTTTGTGTTTACCAGAGCATTAGTTCCAACAGAAAATACCGTTGATGTAGGTGCTGTTGAATTCCAAACCGTTGCATCTAATGTCTGAGAACCTGCAGGATCACCATCTAATCTTTTATAGTATGCTGCAGAAGTCAGGTTTCTATGATACATGGCCCAACCTTGATCAGTACTTGCTGTTGTTCTAGCCTTGACGATCATGAAATGTGGCACTGCACCTAAGGCATGCGATATTGTTCTGTTTGTACCATTACCAGTGTATGTAACGATATCGAAACCAGAAATAGAACCCTTCTTCCAATTCCAACCAACATAGGTATTATTGAGTGTGTTATATCCAGATGTTACTGATCCTATGGTAAACCCATCCGTATCAAACGACGTTACACCAGATTCAGAGACTTCATCACCTGTCGTGTTTGATATAAGAGATTTTGATGTTCCTCTTACAGAATCCGTCCACTTGTGTGACTCTGTTGAGTTTCTATTTTTTATCCAGGTAAGGTCAGGAGTAAACCCAACGCCTGTCAATGAACGAGTTGAGCCAGTACCAGTATATGTAACAGCATTCATGTATTGTGTTGGGTTTTTGACATTAGGTGTAGGTAAATTAGTCGCACATAAAGCTTTGAATCCTGTGGGTGCAGTGTAAGCAAAGGGGCGTTGACCAAAGTTTAAGTACATGGGTTGACCTGAACCATTACCTCCAGAAGCCATCATGGCATAAATTACACCTGATGTAACTGTATAAGTAGGTGTTGTTCCAGTAGAAGGATTGCCACCACCAAACCATGTATTATTTCTGCCTAACCATAATTTATTAGTATCAGCATCAAATGCAACTTGCCAAATATAATTTGCAGCATCGGCTGTTCTCGAATTGGTATCTGTCCCGTTTGACCTTGTGCTTCTTATACCTGCTCCGTTATTTAAAATTACGTATGCAGAAGTAAATTGTGCGTCCGCAAAGGAGGTAATTAACGGCAATGTTGATGCTATTCCAAATGTTCCTAACCAATCTCCACCAACAAGAGCTTCCCCGTACCACTTACCAGACATCATAGCTTGTGTGCAACGTACTGTATGATAAGCTGAAGAAGCCGAATATGTCTGTAGTGATCCATTCAAAATAGTAGCACTAGAATGTGCATCTGTGTTATTTAATGTAGCATAATTACCTCTAATTTCACCTCCAACTCCAGTGTCTGTTCCATAATTAGTAGGAGAATCCACAAAAGAATCGTTTCCCGTACCAGCAGTTACCGAAAGGTTATTTGGTGTCCAGTTATTACCATTACCAGAATAATCTTTACCGAGGGTCGCTGCTGTAATTCCTGAGTTGTCGGAAAAATTTAAATAGAATCCATTAGTACCATATGTTCCAGAGAATGCCTTAGGTACCCATCGACCATTAATATCGGATTGTGCAAATGAGGTTGGATCTAATTGCTGACCATCAATAAAATGAATATTAGAAAGATAAGCATCTATATATCCATCAGTATGAAAAGTATCACGACCTATATTTTGAGGAACAGTTAATTTATTAAAATTTGAATTGTAATTTAAACTAGGATCATTACTCGTTGTAAAAGTTGTTATTTGCGTTCCATTTACATACAATTTTACTCTGTTTGTTGACGTGGCTTGTGTTGTGTCAACTGCTAATACTATATGATACCATGCTGCAATGTCACGAAATAACATAGTTGTAATTTTTATATTTGTAGGTGATTCATAATATGTTAAATTGTTGGTAGTCAAATCATCATATATAGAAATATAAGATAAACCACTACCATCACCACCACTGAAAAGAACATGTCTAGTGTCAATTATAGTCCTTTTCCACCAAAAACTAAAAGTAAATTTTTGTCTATTACCTGATGCTGCCCACGTTCTGTTAAGATAAGCAGAATCAGCAGAATTAAATCTTAGTGATCTGGAAACCTGATACGAATCATTATCTCCAGAAGAACTCATCATCAAATTTAATATTTCATTGGGTGCACTCATATCTTATCCTATATTCAATAATACTTGTGCAGTTATGGATGTCGTGGTTCTTGTATAAAATATTACAGCATCTATCGCACCATTAGCTGTAGATAACGTAGGTGCAGTGTTGCTTGGGAATTTCCAATATGATCCCCATGAAATCGTGTTACTACCTATACCCTGAACAATATAGATAATTCCTGATTGTCCTGCAGTTATATTGTTTGGATTAGCTATTGTTCTGTTTCCATTGATAGTAACAGTAAATGCATTGTTTGATGAAAAATCAGGAGTAATCGTAGCACCATCCGTCAAAGTTTCAATAGATGCTGACGTTGATCCTAATACCTGTAGCTTGTTAGTAGATGGAGAAATACCACCAATTCCAACGTTGCCTGTAACTGTGAGTGTTCCAGCTAGTGTGACAGTTCCGTTTGGCAGAGCAGAATTAGCCTTGTCATATCCTAGTGAAGCAATGACATTAGATGAATTGGCCTTATTGTATGCATTATTAGCTACTGTAAATACAAGGTTTGCTTGAGAATATGCTGTGTTGGCTACTGTAAATACAAGGTTTGCTTGAGAATATGCTGTGTTGGCTACTGTAAATACAAGGTTTGCTTGAGAATATGCTGTGTTGGCTTGATCTCTGGCAGTCTTGGCATTCAAGTTAGCAGTATTGGCCATATCATAGGGAATACCATAACCTACTACACCAACCTGAATATTCAATAAGGTTGATACTGATTCTACCCACTGTGATGAATCTGTGTCAGTGTAGTAAATGAACATCTTGCCTAATGTAGATGACCACCACTGATCACCATTAGCATTTCCAGAGGCAGGAGCAGTATCAGAAATTGTAAGTTTAGCTGCTGCATTGGCCTTGTTGAATGCTGCTGCAGTATTGGAATCAACCAGATATGTGTAATAGTTGGCTGAGTTGGCTTTATTGTATGCTGTGTTAGCCTGACCAAATGAAGATATAGCAATTGTATTAGCAATCGCAGCAGCATAGGCATTGGCTCCTGTTCCTACTGCACTATTGGCACCAGCAATGACTGTTAGAAGATATGAATTGGCTGATGATCCTACTGTGGCTGCATACGAGTTAGCACCAGCACCTACTGCACTATTGGCACCAGCAATAACAGTCAACAGATACGAATTAGCTGATGATCCTACTGTGGCTGCATATGCATTGGCTCCAATTCCAGTGTTGTATGCAAGTATGTTAGCAGAATTTGCTTTATCATAGGCAGTGTTGGCTACGGTATATGCAGTATTTGCCTGATTAAATGCTGGTGAGAAATCTGTAACAATTCCTGTTAACTTAGATCCATCACCAATAAAGTATGTTGCATTAACATTACCAGTAGCAGTTAATGTTCCCGCTAATGTAACAGTTCCGTTTGGTAGAGATGAATTAGCTTTAGCAAAGGCAGCAGATGTATTTCCATCGACCAGATACACATAATAGTTAGCTGCATTTGCTTTGTTATATGCTAAATCTGCAGTGATATTAGCAGTATTGGCCTTTGAGTATGCTAGATTGACTATACCAAATACAAGATTTGCCTGATTAAAACTATTATTACTGTTCAAGAAAGCAGAGTTAGATACACCAAAGACGAGATTGGCTTGGTTATATGCAGTATTAGCCTGACCGTATGCACTCGATCCAACAATGTTAGACAAATTAGCTTTATCAAATGCATTGTTAGAATTTAGAAATGCAGAATTAGCCACACCGAAAACTAGATTTGCTTGAGTGTATCCAGTGTTGGCTTGAGTATATGAATTGTTAGAGTTGAAGAATGAAGCATTTGCAGTATCGTAAGAAGACCTTATCCATAATACAGTATTAGTATTAGCAAGATTTAGATTACTTGTACGAATATCTGCATTCAATACTGATAATGAGAATCCATTACTATAAGGTTGAATATCATTAAATGCATCAGGTTCTTTATCGTAACCTTGAAATAAGTAATATTCTTTTTGAGATGCATCACGGAATAGTCCAGTATGAACATTAGATCCTGTAGCATTCACATAGTTAGCAACAAATCCAATATCCACAATATCGGAAATATAATTATTACCTGCAAGATATATTAATGGATCTGAAATTCTAAAGGTTGTTACATTGGCAATTATTGTATTTCCAGATAATGTTAGATTACCAGTAATAGATACATCACCAGATATTACACCACCAGAAGATGAGTATCGAGTGTTAGCATAATCATAAGCTGCAGATGCTACAATATTGGCAGAATTAGCTTTGTCATATGCACTATTGGCAGTCACATGAGCAGCATTACCCTTATCATATGATGTATTGGCTGTTAGATGTGCTGCATTAGCTTTGTTGTATGATGTATTAGAATTGAAGAAAGCACTGTTAGCTATACCAAAAACTAAATTAGCTTGGCTATATCCAGTGTTGCCTTGAGTATATGCTACATTTGCCTGTGTATATCCAGTATTAGCCTGATCGTAAGCAGTATTAGCTGTTAAATGTGCTGAGTTGCCTTTATTATAAGCAAGATTAGCTATACCAAAGACTAGATTAGCCTGACTGTATCCTGTGTTGGCTTGTCCATATGCAGAGTTAACCACACCAAAGACTAGATTAGCTTGACTATATCCAGTATTGGCTCGATTGAATGCACCATTGCCAGCAGTATAAGCAGCATTAGCTGTTAATTGACCTGCATTAGCCGAATCAT